TTGAAACCCCAGACTCCAGTTATTTTAACTGTCTGAGGAAAGAAGTAAGGAAAGACATATGTCTGAATTGCTAATAGTCTTGTTATTGGCATACCTACTTCTGGATTATTAACAGGCTCATACATAAGATCTGTGTCTAAGTTCCAGACTTGTGTGAATGGTCCAGACTGATTTGCTCTTGATCTTACTTCTGTTGGTTCAATAAGGTCATCTATTTCTAGATACCACGGACTTAACGGCGTGTAATATTTAGTTACAGGTGCTGCTAATGTACCTTCTTGATAGAAAGATCTTTGGCAATACTCGTCAATCATACGGCTTGCAGCAAGAATCGCTGCTTGGATATCATTATCATCCAGGCTGTCTTCAATCTGCAGTGCATTTCTCACATCTGCTAAAGTCGTATAGACATTATTAGGCTGTGAACTCTGTGCAAGCGTAGGTCTACTCATTTGCTCCTCTTCTCCATCTTAGGCAACATTGCTTTCTCCATCTTAGGAGTTGCAGTTGCTGTTTCTTTTTTAATTCTAAAAATCTTTTTAATTCTCTTCATAATTCCTTCTTAAGGTAAAGGCAGGTGAACCTGATAAACGGGGCGAACACCAAATCCACCTGCCACCCTAGGATATTTTCCTGGGTATCCCAGTAAGGCTAAGCGAACCTAGCCCTACTGAGAATACTTTTTAGATTAGAATGTTGGTGCTACTAGACCAGTACCTGAAATAATAGATACTGCTCCTGGATAACGACCAGCAGTGAATGCTCCGTATCCGTAGACTACAGACTTGATTGTGAGTGAGCCTGCACCTGTTGCATCAAAGTTCAATGCGAATGGTGATCCTGCTTGCTCCCAAAGATGCATTTCATTTGCATTTACGCAATAGATACGATCTTCAGTACCTGAAGCACCAGCGTCTGTACGAACATTTGCATCTGCAATGATAGGTAGACCCATCAATGTGTAACCTGAGTTACCGTAGTATGCTTGTCCTGCACCTGTTGCAACTGCGTTCATTGGGCCGTTTAGGGCTGGAAGAACGAGTGGACGCTGTGAACCGTCAACGCCTGCAAGCAAGAATGCTAGACGGCGTGGGTGCATTACCCAGTGTGTTGGGTTTTGGAATACATTTGTCTGTACCAATTGGTAAGCATCTGCTAACTTTGGATACAGTTCTGCAACTGTAGGTGATGCTTCAGTGAAGGTTACATTGTTTGTTCCTACTGTTCCTTCAAGACCAACCATTGAGCCTGATGTACCGTCACCATTAAGGATCTGGTCGTCAAGTGTTGTGTGCCATCCACGGATAAGATCCTGGATGATGAACTGGTCAATACCTGTTCCACGCTCAATTGCCTGCTTTGAGATATCCTGTTGACCTGCGATTGTACGAACATTCACAGTCAATAGTGTATCGTCAGCATTTGTATTTGATACTGCATCATTTTCAGCAGCCTGAACTGCAGTTGATGTACCAGTAGTCATGCGTGAGATATTTAGTGTCATACCTGCTGCTGGCAATACCATCTTGTTTGTTGCGAAGTCTGCAAATGGGCGACCTGCACGAGCAAATGGTGCTGCTAGATCAACAAGGTACTGAGGAATTACGAGACCAGCAAAGTTGCCAGTTCCTACTGAGCGACGCTCAATTTCCTCTTCACGAGTGTGACGAGCAAGACGCTCTGATGCTGCATAGTCATTGCTGAACTTAGCAGTAAATGCATCCTTTACGAATGAAACATCTGCATTCTCTGGTGAGTATGTACGGGCTTCACGAGTTACCTTTGTTCCGCCAACCTTTGGCATTGCAACTTCAGCAACTGATGCTCTTGCTTCTGCTGCCTTAGCATCTGCTGCTGCTTGTGCAGTCAACTTTTCAATCTTTGAATCTAGTGAGCGTGACTCTTCAACTAGGGTATCAACCTTTGCTGATTCATCTTCTGTAAGGTCTGTACGGTTCTCTACGGCTACTGCCTCAAGAACTGCGTCCAACTCTGCCTTAACTGCATCACGGCGTTCAATTACTTTGTCTAAATAAGACATTTATTGTTCTCCTTTGTGAGTATTTTTAAGTTTGAGGTGGTGGTTATGGATTTCACGACGCTTACGGGTGTGAGCCTAACTCCGACTTCAGTCCTATCTTTTGGATAGGAATATTATTTTATTGTGCTTCTCTTTGCTTTTGCTAAGCGTAGAGACATTCTTGGCATGTTATCTGGAAGGAAGTTTAGGACTGATGGGAAATCTCCAACAATCTTTCCACCTTGACCAGGAACATCTACAACATTTAGAACATTAGCAGCCTCTTCTTGTGCTTCTGGAAGTGGATCAATGTATGTCAAAGTAGACATTTTGTGTCCAACAAGAGTGTCAGTTGCTACCCAACCATCTTCTACTTCTTTGTATACACGAATTAGAACTGCTGGATCTCCTTCTTCTGCTGCAACGCTGAAATCTGAGTCAGGAACATTAATAGATCCTTCTGTTTTGATTTCTTCAATACGGCCTCTTGCAATGCCACCAGATGAATTCCAACGAACAAAATCTCCAACTTCTTCACGCTTAGACATTTCTAGTTCGTCTTCTTCAACCTCAAGCATTGGAGACATAGAATCATCTTCCATCTCGCCATCACCAAATAGCATAGACATTACTTCTACTGCCTTCATGATGTAGTCGTGACCTTCAGATAAGTCTCCAAAGATTTGCTTTAATACTAATAGGGATTCGCCTGTTATTTCTCTTCCCGCTTTTATTTCATTCATGGCTCTTTTAATTAATTCTCTAGCCTCTACAGAGGTTGCAGTATATGCAGGATATGTGACTATTGATACATCTCCATCAGAAAGGCTTACCTCAGTAAGGGTTCTTTCTGAACGGTCTTTGCTCCAATTTTGACGGATAACTCTAAATGCAAACGACATTTGATCAACATCACCACGCTCAACAAGTGTATATAGGTCTCTTGCTTCTTGTGTGTTTGCTAGTTCTGCTTCAAAGAATAGTCCTTTTTCATCTTCAGACAATCTCATTGTACCGTTTTTGGTTCTGGCCATAGGTAATCCTTCATGGTTAACCAATAAACGAACATCTGGTGTCTCAGATAGTGTCTTTCTGAATGCACCTGGTGCAATCTTCTCAATGAATGGCAAAGGAACAGATGCTTCGTTAAACACAGCAGCATAACCTGCCATACGCATAGTACCGTCTTCTGCCTGTCTTGCCTCTATGTCTCTGACCGTAAAGGTACGGCGTTCTGTCTTCTTCATCTTACTCCTTGCTTTATTAGTTTCATTATCTAATTTATCTATTTGGCGTTGTGCCCAGTCCTGAGCAGCATCATCAAAGTTTGCATTTCCACCCCAAAGCAGCCAAGCAACTAATCCTGCACCAGGATATCCTGGGTCTGAAGAGTCTTTGTTCTGTGGTGCTTGTCCATCTGCCTTGTGTCTTGCGAACCAAGGAGCCATCTTTCTTACTTTATCATCAGAGATACGACCTGCTGCCATCTCTCTTGCTGCTCTCTTGGTACCTTCAGTTAGACCGTCGCCACCAAAACCTTCTCCCAAATAGTCCAATCCTCTTTGTGCATTATTTTTAATGAACTCTGGAACATTGTCTACAGGCATTATTCCTTGACCTCATCACTGTAAGCAGCCTTTGGATCTGTTGGATCAACTAAGGATACTTGCTGTAATTGTGCTGAAGGCAATCCTGTGTGAGTTAGTTCTGAGATATCTAGCATCTTAGCCACATCATCTGGATTGTATCCAACCTGTACCAAGATAGATGCAATCTCAGCCTTCATCTTATCTCCAACAAGTGGTGCTTGTGAAGCATCAATGTTTTGTAGAGGAAGTCTGTATTGATCTCCTGAATCACCAAGTGATGATAGGTCTTCATAGTTGCGTACATCGTTTAGTGACAAGAAGCCTTCTCTTAGTCCCTTTGTGTATGCGTCAAAACGCTCAATTGTAGTACCACGCAAAAGTGCATCAAGGTTAAATCTAATAAATCCATCTGACTCAGGAAGTAGTGGAGATAGTGCTTGTTCCAAACGCTCTAGCAATGAACGCAATGAATACTGTACAAATGAAAGGTTCTGTGCTTCTACAGATGAGTAGGACATAGCACCTGCAACAGGGTGTCCTAGTAGTGTTAGTGGAACACGGAAGATTCTTGCAATGTCTTCAACATTAAACTTTCTTGCTTCAAGTAGTTGTGCATCTTGTGCATTTAGTGATAGTGGCTTAAATGCTGCACCACCAGAAAGAATACCAACTTTACCTGCCATGTATGGACCTGAGTGTGATTCTTGCCAATTACGAGCAATATCTGCTGCTTGTTCTGAGTTTAATTCTCCTGCAACTTCAATAACTCCACCAGGATTAGCAGCGTTACCAAAATATGAGGCAGCATATGTATCAGAAGCCTGTGCAATACCAACAGACATACGGCAAGCACCAATTGGGCTTAAGCCATAATATGATCCTGGCATTCTAAATAGTGGAATATGAAGAACTTCGTTACTTGTTAAAATTTGATCGTACATAGCATTGTCTATATCTTTAACTCTGTAGACAAGTGGTTCTCCTGGGATAGGTCTTTCAATTCTTACTTCATTTGGGTTTAATACATATAGTTCTGTTACTTCGTTGTTATCATCTCGTACCGTCAAAATAAATGCATTACCATGTAGGTGCATAGAAGTAATTACTTGCTCAATGAATTCTAGTCTTGTTTGTTCTGGGTTTGGAGTATTAATCCATGCTGGAACATCTCCATAAACTGATGCATAAGATAAACGATTGCGTCCTCTGCGTACATAAGCACCCATTGGCAATGAAGAAATAGTATCTCCAAGTAATCTTACACATGCATAAACTGTAGATGTGCGAATTGCAGACTCTGTATCAACATATGTGCCTGTATTGGCTACACCAAACAAAGGACGAGGTGGAATCAATGGAAGAATATATTGACTGTTCATATCTCTGGTTTCGCCAGATGCCTTTAGTCTTTTAGATAGACTCATTTGATTACCCTTTTCCCTTAGTTAATTTTACCATGTGCTTATTGCTACTCGCTTCCAAGTATCAGTTGCTATACAGATATAGATGTAATCATTATCGTATGTAATTGTTCCTACGGTTCCCGTCGCAGATGCTGAGGCTGGAGTCTTTGTAGTTAATTGCAAATCTCCATAAATCCGTACAGATCCAGCATTTCCACCAGCAGAGTCAAACTTACCCTTGATTAAAGGTGTTGATGTGTTGGTGTTAGATATATATAGATTATCAGATGATGTTTCATTTATACCTGCAGAATATCCAAGGAACAGATTTCGTGATCCTGTAATATTATATCGTCCTGCTTGCCATCCAAGGGCTGTGTTCTGGCTACCAGTATTTACTGTATCAATAGTGATAAAGAATCCTGAACCAGCCTGTAATCCTGCTGGAACTTCTGCTGGATCAAAGGAAGCAGTTGCTCCTACTCTCATTCCAATACCATTATTCGTAAGTGTAACTGTTGTTACAACTCCACCTGATACAACAAGAGTTGCTACTGCTTGACTAAAGAAATAACTATAATTTGGATATAGATTTATTCCTGTGTAGGTTCCATCTGTATATCCACTACCACCAGTAGTCGTAAAGGTTGCTATTTCAGATGATGTTTGCTGAAGTGCCTGTCTTCCAACTCCAGTGCTTCCACTACCAACAACAGTTGATAGAAGTGCAAGACCACCTACTGCTGTATTTTGAATACCAGTATGGTTATTTGCAAGAGTTGCATTACCAACTGCAACATGTCCTGTTCCTGTTGTATTTGCACCTAATGGAGAAAAAGCACCAATAGCAACAGATCCACCACCAGTGGTGGTGCTAAACATTGCCTGATTACCAATTGCTGTATTTTGGTTGGCTGTTGTGTTGTTTGCAAGTGAATTAACACCAAGACCAAATAATAAGATTCCAGATGTGTTTGCTGCAAGTGCATTTTCACCAATTGCTATAATTGAGTTTCCAGTAGTTGCATTAGCAAGAGCATTAGGACCAATTGCTATATTTGAATATCCAGTTGTGTTATTTCCTAAAGCATTAGTTCCAATTGCTGTATTCTGATAACCAGTTGTGTTATCAAGTAGTGATCCTACTCCAATAGCAATGCTATTGCTGGCTGTTGTATTTGTATTAAGAGCAGAAGAACCAATTGCTATATTTTGACTACCCGTTGTATTATTTGCTAGAGTAGACTGACCAATAGCAGTATTTGAACCACCAGTTGTGTTATCATACATTGATCCTTGACCAATTGCAGTATTTCCTTCACCTGATGTATTAAATTCAAGAATATTATTACCAATAGCAGTGTTAGCATTTGCTGTTGTAGCAGTTGCTAAGGATCTAAACCCAATTGCAAGATTTGCTGAGCCTGTTGTATTACTTGAAAGCGTATAGGAGCCAATAGCAGTATTGTAATCACCAGTAGTATTATTTTCAAGAGCATTTATACCAATAGCAACATTTTCTTCACCTGATGTGCTAAATTTAAGAGCATTTCCTCCAATAGCAACATTATTACTAGAAGTTGTATTGCTTTGAAGAGCAGCAAAACCAATACCAACATTGTTAGAGCCAGTAGTATTTGCAAGAAGTGCACCAGTACCAATAGCAAGATTCACATTACCACTAGTGTTGTCTGCAAGTGCATTATCGCCAATTGCTATATTTGACTGACCAGCATCATTAACTTCAAGGGCACTTACTCCAATTGCTATTTGTGCACCATTTACTGTATTAGCATTAAGAGCGTTATATCCAATAGCAACATTTCCTTGTGCAGTTGTATTGTATTGTAAAGTATTATTTCCAAGAGCAACATTGTTAGTACCAGTACTATTTGTATTAAGGGCATATCCACCAACTGCAACATTACCACCACCTGTTGTATTATTTTCAAGTGATTGTTGTCCAATGGCTGTATTTGCTCCACCTGTTGTATTAATATTAAGAGCAGAGTTACCAATAGCCACATTTGTAGCACCAGTGGTATTATTTTCCATTGCAGCATTTCCAATAGCAAGGTTGTTACTTGCAGTAGTGTTATCTAGAAGAGCACTTCTACCTATTGCAGTATTACTTGATCCCGTTGTATTATTCTGCATAGCATTAGCACCAATTGCAATATTCTGAATACCAGTTGTATTATACTCAAGTGCATTGTTTCCAAGTGCAGCATTTGCCTCACCAATTGTATTTAATCTAAGTGCAGAATATCCAACAGCAGTATTACTAGTACCTGTTGTATTTTTATTGAGAGCACTAGTTCCAATAGCGACTAAATTTGAAACGGTTGTAATATCAAAAAGTGCTCCTGAACCAATACCAACATTGCCACTACCTGTTGTTAAATTATTCATATTACCACCAATAGCAACATTGATGTTTCCTGATGTATTAGCACCAAGAGAGAAGTTTCCTATAGCAACATTGTCACTACCAGTAATATTGTATCTTAGAACATCTGCACCAATACTGACATTGTTTCTTCCAGTTGTTGTGTCTACCTGTCCTCTTGAACCAATTGCTGTGTTCTGATCACCTGTAGTTAGATTTGAAAGGTTTCCTGCATTACCAAATGCAAAGTTACCAAATCCTGAACCAGTTCCGTTATTAATATCAATTCCGTCAATAGTCATTCCGCTTGTAACTACTGGGTTTCCAGCACTCATTACAAATGTGTCGCCTGAACCTGTTTGTGAGAATATAGATGATGTTCCTGCTGTAGATCTGATTGGTCCTGCTGTTAAGTCAGATCCTCCAGGTCCCGTCGCTCCTGTGGGTCCTGTAGCACCAGTTGTGCCTACGCCTGTAGGTCCTGTAGCACCAGTATCACCAGTTACTCCTTGAGGACCTGTTGGTCCTGTAGGACCAGTATCTCCAGTGACTCCTGTTGGACCTGTAGGTCCAGTGTCTCCTGTAACTCCTGTTGGTCCTGTTTGACCAGTATCACCAGTAACTCCTGTTGCACCAGTATTACCTGTGACACCAGTTGGCCCTGTAGGGCCTGTATTACCAGTTACGCCTGTGGGACCTGTAGGTCCAGTATCTCCTGTAACACCTGTGGGTCCTGTATCACCAGTTACACCAGTAGGACCTGTAGGTCCAGTGTCTCCAGTTACTCCAGCATCACCAGTTACACCTGTAGGGCCTGTGGGCCCAGTGTCTCCAGTTACACCAGTGACTCCTTGTGGGCCAGTAGAACCTGTTGCACCAACGGGTCCTGTAACTCCTGTAGCACCTGCTGGACCTGTTGGTCCAATATCTCCAGTAACACCAGTAACGCCAGTAGGACCAGTATCTCCTGTGACACCAGTAGGCCCTGTAGGGCCTGTATCACCAGTTACACCAGTTGGTCCAGTATCGCCAGTAACACCAGTTGGTCCTGTGGGACCAGTATTACCTGTAACACCTGTTGGGCCAGTAGGCCCAGTGTCTCCAGTTACTCCTGTAGGTCCTGTACTTCCAGTTGCACCAATGGGACCTGTGGCACCTGTTGGTCCAACGACTCCTGCTGCAGTTACTACAAATATTAAGTTGTGATTGTTAGAAAAGTTAGTTGTACCAGTTCCACCTGATGTATTCAGTGTTACAGGTAATTCAAAGTATCCTGTTTGAGGAATTGGTGTTGCAGAGATAGTCCACTGCTGATAGTTATTAGAGTCATTTGCATCTTGCAAAACTATAATGTCGTTTGTCTTTAGCAATGCTAAGAAGATATCAATATCAATACCGTCTTGATTTATGTGGCTCACATTGATTTGTGTTGCAGAAACTTGTGTTGCATTGTTCCAAATAACATGTCCATTACCAGGATCTCCTGTTGTTATTGTGGTCTTTGCTTGGTAGTCATAATAGTTTACTGATCCACCGTCAGCACCTGTGGCTCCTGTAGGGCCAGTCTGTCCTGTTGGACCAATATCTCCTGTAGGACCAGTAGGACCTATATCTCCAGTAACGCCTGTTGGTCCTGTAGGACCAGTATCGCCTGTAACTCCTGTAGGTCCAGTAGATCCTGTATTACCAGTGACTCCTGTAGGTCCAGTTGGACCTGTGTCTCCTGTAACACCTGTTGCTCCTGTAACTCCTGCGTCTCCTGTTACACCTGTAGGTCCTGTGGGACCTGTGTCTCCAGTTACGCCAGTTGCTCCTGTATCTCCAGTGACTCCTGTTGGACCTGTAGGTCCAGTATCACCTGTTACTCCTGTGGGTCCTGTAGGACCAATATTTCCTGTTACACCTGTAGGGCCAGTGTTTCCTGTAACGCCAGTTGGTCCTGTTGGACCAGTGTCTCCAGTAACTCCTGTGGGACCTGTTGGTCCAGTATCACCAGTCACACCTGCATCACCAGTAACTCCAGTTGGTCCTGTAGGACCTGTGTCGCCAGTTACACCTGTAGGACCAGTGTCGCCAGTAACTCCTGCGTCTCCTGTAACTCCAGTAGGACCAGTTGGTCCAGTGTTTCCAGTTACTCCTGTGAGTCCTGTGGGTCCAGTAGATCCTGTTGGTCCTGTTGGACCTGTAGGGCCTGTTATACCTGTAACTCCTGTAGGGCCTGTGGCACCTGTGGCACCAGTTGGGCCTGTTTGACCTTCTGGTCCATCAAGAACTGTTACTTGATTAGTGCTTGTATTTACTATAACTTTATTAGCAGCCATTATTGAGTCACCTGTGCAGATACTGTGATCTGTCCTTGTATTATTCTTGTAACAACTGAGCCAAGAGCGATTTCTAAATCATAAACATAAAATCCTGGATCAAGAGCCCCTGTTTGTGCGGAAGTCATAAGAATATCCATTTCTCCAGCAAGTGGTGTAATTGTAATTCCTCCATTAGAAGAGGTTAAATTTAAAGCAGAAGGATTTGGAGAAGCAGCCTGCAATCTTAATTGCATAGCAGCAGTATAACCAGTTAGGTTAATTGGATTGCCACTACTGTCTGCCCAAATAATTTGAGTAGTGTATTGAGCACCCTGGTCAATTGTGAAATTGTATATACCTGCTGTCATGTTATTCCTTCTCCGTAGCCCAGATTAAAAATCCGCCAAGTGCGATGAAACTAACAGGAGGAAAAATTAAGAATAGGCCATATGATGCTAGGGCAACTCCAACTACTTCAGTCGTTAATGACCAGTCTATGTTTGGCTTCTTTGTTTTCATGTTTCTCCTTATAGTGAATAGTATCTTGCTACAGGCTTTACTGGAACTGGCACTGTTGCACGATCATAAGAAAAGATTGCTGCTACGCAAGCGTCAATCTTCTTTTTGCTGTTTGCTTTTTGAATCATAAGTCCTCTTGATGAGGTCTTAGTCATAGAGTTTGCTACATGTCTATTTAATGCTTCGTGTCCAGAGTGTGTAAATGATCCATTCATGACTGCCTCATAAAATTTAGCAGTTGCAGGAACCATGCGTTCTGCAGTATTTGGATAAGACACTACTGGCATTCCTTCCTCATCAAACAACATAAATGTTCTTGAGTATCTTGCAGGATCAAAAACAATTTCTCTCATGCTATAGTCTGGATTTCTATAGGCATCAATAATTGTTTGTTCTACTTCTGCTACTGGAATCCACCAGTTTTGATCTGCATCATCTGGTCTTTCCCAAATTGCTAACACATCTAGGTGAGGTTTTTCTCCACCAAGGTACCAGGCAACTATAGCAGTTGAGTCTCCGTTAAAAGATCCATCAAACCCAAGTATAACATCTTCTTGTGGAATCTGCTCTCTGTTTTTCAAAGTTAATGCATCCCATGCGTCAGTAGGTATCCATGTCTGGGCACTGTCTGTCCATAGGTTAAGTCTTTTAGTTTTAAATTCAGCCTCTGGTGTCAATAGCGATGCAGACTTCATATCTTCCGCAGATAATATGTCGCCGTAAGAAGGATTTGCTAAACGCCAGTTATCTTCGTCCTTGTAATTGAGTTTTTCATCGCCCTGATACCACGCAAAAAAGAAGGAAGGATCTTCAACTTCTCCTTTTGCTAATTGTACGCCTCTTTGATACATCTGATAACACAGAGATTCTTTGCCTGATGAGTCATATTTCGTTCCAGCAGTGGTGATTGCCACAAGCATTGGCTCTAAACGAGCACCCATAGACAGAGACATTGTGTCATACAACTCTCTATTTGGCTGTGAATGTAACTCGTCAAAGGCCACAAATGTGGAGTTTAAACCTTCTTTTGTGAACGCTTCTGAGGAAAGGGCTCTGTATATTGTGCCTGTACCTGGATTATAAATAACATCTCTGAATGTTTGCAGTACCTCTGAGAGTTCTGGCTCTAGTTCAATCATTCGCTTTACCGTTTTAAAAATAATCTTAGCCTGATCTTTATCTGCAGCACAAGAATAAATCTGACCACCGTTTACGCCAAGCAATAACTGCTCTAGGACCAGAGTCGCTAAGAGTGCAGACTTGCCTGCTTTACGAGGAATCCCAATCAAAGCACGACGATGTTTTAGAAGGCCATTCTCATCTTCTGCATATAAATTAATTAGCAGTTCTTTCTGCCAGGGACGCAGGACTAATTTATCTCCTACATTTCCTGCAATTGAATCCTCAGTAATACGACATAATGTTTCAGCAAAATCTATAACATCATATCCACGACTATTAACTTTTTCAAGTGCGGAAATTGGAGAGAGGTATGTTGGAGGCCATGATTGTATTTTCTCCATGCTTATCCCTTAAATGCTAACGAGAGCCTATCCTTGTCAAAATCAATATCTATGATTTCTACTTGTAAATCATGACCAATAGTAAATTGCTCAGGAGTCCATTTGCCCATTTTAGATTGATGGATTAAACCAGATACTAAGCCAAGAGAAACAAATACTCCAAAGTTAGTAATACCTGAAACCTTGCCAGTATGTACTTGGCCTACTGCCAATTTACTAAACTGAATCTTCTTATCTTCCTTCTGATCAAACTCAACAAGTGCTTTTCGTGAGATGACGATATTGCCTTTTTCTCTATCAAACTGAATAATCTTGGCATCTACAATTTGGCCAATATAGTTAGCCAAGTCCTCTGATTTATCAACATGGAATTGTGATGCTGGCAAAAATGCTCTTAGGCCAATATCAACTATCATGCCACCCTTGACAATTCTAGTGATTTCTCCAGAGACAATCTTATCATCTGAATTCCATATGGCCTCAACTGAGTTCCATAGAATCTCAACCTCTGCCTCTTTCATAGAGAGAACATATCCTTCGTCATCTAGGCCTATTACAGTAGCCTGTAGAACCTGGCCTATTGAGACGATATCTTCAATATCAAATAGCCTCTTGGCAGATACTTCCTTCTTTGGAATATGGCCTTCGCTCTTACAGCCAATATCCAATAGGATTCCTTCACGATCAATTTGAACAACTGTTCCTGTGACAATATCGCCAACAAAGTACTCCTTCATTGATTCGTCTATTGCTTTTAGGAAGTCTTCTAAACTGCCTATGTCGTTAATTGCTACTTGGTTCATATGTTGCCCCTTGGTTGTCTATGTCTTCTTCAAAAATTACTTTTGCACGATTCTGTCTTTTTTCTAACAATTTATCAATGGATGTTGCAACTCGTACTTCTGCAACTCCTAAACGAGATCTTGAAACTGGATCAAAGCCCAGTGAGGTCAATGCATCTGTGTATGCTCTGTTAATTGCTACATAAGCCTTAGCATCAGCAGGCTCTGTTGAGACCATATATCTTTCTCTAGCAGCCTCATTAGCATCAGCCAAATGGGATGCATTTTTAATTGCCTCAATATCACTGACTGGACTAAGCCAAGTTACAGCGATTCCCCAAGCACGATTCCATAAATCTAATCCAGATTGATTAAGATTTTCTGGTGGTGCTGGTATTTCTTTAGCCATAGGCAAATGAGAAATCGTATTTAAATCAGGCAAAGGTCTTCCACCAGGGTTGCCCATTAGCCTTTTAATCTCATTAGGCTTAGGTGGCCTTCCCGCAATTGGTTGAGTCATTAGTTAGTTTTTTCCTTTTCTACGAATTCCTTTTTGCAACATCGTTGACAAAATTTGTCCAAATGTCCAAATCTGATAATATCGCTATATTATACAGAAGAG